GATTTTGCGCTTGTTTTACAAACTCTTCTAAAGTCAATTGCATAAATCACCCTAAAACAAAACGCTTTGGTTGCGAAGAGGAAAGAGAAATTCTTTAACCTCATAGGGCATATTTTTGGGGGATAATTTGATCGTGCTTTGACGTTGAGAAATTGAGTCTTTGCCTTGGTTGTTTTTGTTCCGTTGTAGTTGAGAGGCCCAAATACAGATCGCCATGATGAGATCTTGCGGAGGGTTGGAGGTGCTATATCCTGCGCTACAAACAACCTTGATAGCCCGAAAACCATAATCAAAAACCAATGTAGCGGTTTCTGGTTTAAGAATTACACGACTGTTTTGCTTGTCCAAAACCCATGTAGAGCTATCTATCTCTGTAGATGACCCGTAAGACCTGTTAGGGTCTGTATGGATACTGGTGATGCTTACAAGGGGCCTAACGGGCAAAGGTAGCACATAGGCATCGGTATTCATCGGGCCGTCAAGATACAGAGTATAGGTAGAAGCGTCTAAGCTTGGAGTTGTCCCGCTATCAGAAATAGGAAAACCTAACCATCGAGCGATCGCACTTTCAACACGATCGATCAAGCTGGTTAGGTCGCTATCTGCGGCCGTTCCTGTAATTTCTGGAAGATATTGTTTAAGAACGGCCGCAGTAACTAACGCCATGGATCACCCTTATGAGAAATCCCGGTTATCATCGACATCAATAACCAATGTCCCGTCAATTGTACCTGTACCGGTCAAGGCGCTAACGATCTTCATCACCTGAGTTGTAGAAAAATCGCCTTTGTCCATATTGGCCAATGTAGCCTCAACAGGTACGGCATCTGTAAATAGTTGTCCACCAACTGAATTATTTGTATAGGTACAAAGGGCAGAAGCCGCATCGTTGGCATAAACGGTCAATGTAAAATAATTTGAACCATCTGTGCCAAAAGTGGAATAGGTAACAAACCGGATCGAATTAACCCGAACAGATCGAGGGAATGGGATATATAGGCTCTTAGCCGCCTGTAAATGTACTTTATATGTTGACATGATAAACCTCTATGCAGTCCAGTCGTAGGAATATACAACGTTTTTGGTTGATGCCGCATCGGGTGTATGCATCTTGCTTCGCATTGTAGCGACAAGATCGATACTTCCGGAGGCAATATCTTTTTGTGTCTCGATCAAAATACCGCGTCTTAGATACTGGATATAAGAACCAGTATTAAAGATCACAAAACCGGTTTGGGTTTTGGTAGCGTTGTCAAAAAGCCCGTTTCCGTTCATATCCGCGCCCATAAATCGAGACATAACGATCGGCATACCACTGATAGAGGCAAGAGAACCACTAATAATAGTAGCGCGATCGCCGTAGTTTTGAATCGTCAAAACTTCCGACAATGGCAAAAGATATTTGATCATCATTTCAGGAGAGCAAACCAAGATCCGATCTTGAACGGCCAATTCTCCCATCTGAGACATAGCGCTAACAATATCACTATAGGCAAAAGTACCTGCGCCGCCGTCAACAGTTGAAGATCGATCTTTAGCTTCGGCCCTAAATCCCATCATGTATCTACGGTGATCGGACGTGCCACCAAGCCCTGTACTACCCCATCGTCCTCGAATATCCCATGATTCAATTGCATCCTCATGAGGGGTTGCGGTATCGCCGTTAATCATTGCATCCTCAAAGGCATCTTCGAGGTCTTGCGCTATTTGAGCCGAAAGAGTAGGCAATGCCGCGATCGCTGAGTCTTCGGCGGCCGCATCATCAATAACCATTCTACAAGCCAAACCGCCGATCGTTACTGAACTTTGAGCCGTTGAAACGGTGGAAGCTTCATAGTTAGCAGGGTTATCACTGGTGACCTTACCTTTGATATAAGGACGGCCGCCTCTTGTCATTTTTGGGATCAAAACGGTTGCCCGATCTACCTCTACAGTACGCAAAAGAGCCCGAAGACCGCGGGGGATCTCGAAAGTTTTATACAAGCTTGGGATGAACTCATCGGGGATCCACTCAGCGCCTGACGAAGCCGTATCAGAGAATGCTTTTGTGATAGCCGGCTGAAGACTACGTGGGGCGCTCTGAAGATGACGATAAAGAGCTAAATCGCTCTTAGGGGTATGGGGATTGCTCATGATAAGACGGGCAAAAGCACGCTTAGCGGCGATCTTTTGTAGATCTTCATGCCAATCATTAACAGGTACATCGGCATCTAATAGGCCTTGGTATTCACTGTTGATCGTGCCTTTACCATGTACCTGTACGGCCTTGGTTTTGGCTGTCCATCTTACCGCGCCTGTTTCCTCTACAAAGGTCTTAAGACGCGCATCGCCGCCTACAGGAGCCGTAGGCGCGGTTTGGATGCTTTCTCGCAAAAGACGCTGAGCCTTTTTAATGTCATCAACTTGACGATCAAATTGTGTCATTCGGTCATCAGTATTTTTTTGATGAGATACGATCCCGTCAATAATTTTCTTGGCCTCCTCTACGGCGGCGCGATCAGTCGTTTCCATAAATTCCTCGATAGGTTAGGAGGTGATAAAAAAATTCTATATCATTGTTTTCGTTTTTTGTCTCAACCGGGATCCCATCAATAAGATCCTCACATGAGCCCTTTGCAATTTTTACCATCCAATGATCGCCCTTGTCCTCTCTGGCTACCATGGATCCGATCAACAATTGCATATGTTTTATTGAGGTTTCATATCGATCCAAAACCTCATTAATTTTTTCGGCTTGATCGTTTTCGGGATCAAAGTCTTTTATAGCGGTTGCGTCGCTATTGGCGGGAATGGTTACGATCGAAACTTCCATAAGTTCGGACTTTTCATAATAGTTGCCTTTGTCGCCATACGCATAATGATCAGTTGGAAGAGCCGATCGCGGCATATATGACAGGGGTCTAAACCCTACAGATACAGCGTTAAGGAATCCTCTTGATACCTTGCTATAGACCTCAGAAGCCCGCGGATCTTCCATGTCAAACTCGACATCGATCATCAATTGATCGTCAACCTGTTTAACAGCCCCCCGGCCGATCGGAAGTTCAAAACGGTTATGATTGAGCAAAACGATATTGTTGTTTTCGTACGCTTTAAGATCCCAGTTTTGGCTAATAATATCGCCATGCCGGTCTTCGTTGGCCGTACTTGCAACAAATGACGCCTTTGCTTTTCCGACCTCTGAAGAAGGAGGATCGGCCTTTTTTGTACTCATAAAACGCTTTAACATACAAAACCTCGTGTTTTTTATATCATAAATTGCGATCCTTATAGATATTTTTATATATTTATAGATTCATATAGATATAAAAATATGAAAAAGGATAGGAATTGTTCCACGTGGAACCCTGTTTTATATCCATATTCAAAAATAATATATTTTATTGTTGCTAACCGTTTAACAGTGTGTAATAATAAAAGAGTAAGCAACAACAACAAACGGAGAAACAAATGATTTATAACGCAGAACAAGGAAGAGAATCGGCAATAGAATATATTACAAGGGCTTTATATAGTAATCCAAATCATTGTATATTTGGTAGCGCTGCGGAAAAAGGAGAAAGGGCACAAAGAGAACTAAGTCGCGCAGCGGTAAACCTTGACGATTATCCCGCCGAATACGGGGTTGAATTTCTTTATACAATCAAAAATTATGGAAATACACATTACCTATGTGATCATGATAAACGTATACTTGATAATGTTTTGAAGGAAGCTAAAAGGGTTTATAACGCTAAGTTTCGCAAAAAATTAAAAATTTAGAAAACGGATTATAAAACGATGCCCCTTCGGGGGCTTTTTTAGTTTTTGGATTATAATAAAACCATGCGCGATCTATTACTCAAAAAAGTACAGGCTAAAAGATCTTTAGTATCGATCGGTCAAGATTATCCTCTGGCATTGGCTAAATTATGGATCCCTCATTGCCATAGATGGAGAGGATTGGGCTCAAAGAGTGAACGGCCGCGGGGGTGTGGTCGCCCTATGTCGCGCTTGAATGGTGATACATGGGTTTGTAATCATTGCCATATCAAAGAACGCCGTACAAGCCAGAGAGACCCCCTACAAAGGTTAGGTCGTGAGGCTACATTGATAGCCGGGGGCAACCGGGCCGGCAAAACGCAGATCGGTGCGATGATGGCGGTCGCGGTTGCGGCATCAAAAAAAGAATGGTGGGTTAGAGAGTGGATAGCTCAAAACAATATAGACCCCTCGATAATACCCGATGAGCCCTGCACAGTTTGGGCCTCTGCCCTATCGTTTTCGGATGCGCTGGAATATGTAAGACCTAAGATCGCGCAATACTGCCCAAAAGGATCGCGGTTTGTACGCTGGAAGGCCCAAGATCGCGGGCAAGTGTACTTCCCTAACGGAGGCCGGATAGCCTCATTGTCAGCCGATGCGGGCCGATCCAAATTCCAAGGATCCGGGGGGATCGGAATGGTTTGGTTAGATGAAGAGCAACCATATCAAATATTTGAAGAATGTATGCTCCGTGTTGTCGATAGCCGGGGGATCCTGCTATTAACTATGACCCCCTTAAAGGGCATGACATGGGTTTATGATCTCTTTGTAGAGGGCAAAAAAGACGGCTTTGAGACTCATACAATATCGGGTTTAGATAATCCT